TGTTCATCGAGCGCACCGAGGTCACAGTCAAACACAAGACGACCATCGAGTTGCAGTCCTCGATCAAGGAGCGCATCACCCGTTTGCTACAGGCAAAAAGCGAGCGGGAAAAAGCTCAGGAAGTGACCGATGTAACCCCGAAAGCCGTCAGCTTGAGGGAAGCTACAGACAAATTGTTGGATGACGTCTCAGATGACTGAGAAAGTAGACCACGCGGCCGTCGAGCTTGAGGCCCTGCTTCAGCAGGACTTGGCATTGCTGTCCGAAGACGAGCTTATGGCTTTGGAAGAAGAAGTCGTGGAAGTCGAGCGACGCGAAGCAGCGCGTGCTGCACGTGAATCTCTACTTGAGTTCTGCGTGCGGATGAATCCTGACTATAAGGTTGGTGCGCACCACCGGAAATTGGCCCAGCTACTAGAAGACATGGCGTTCGAGCGCAAAGATCGCGTCGCTGTGTCAGTTCCGCCACGTCACGGTAAGTCATTTCTCGTGTCAGTCTATTTTCCTGCATGGTTTTTAGGCAATTTCCCGAACAAAAAGGTCCTGATGGTGTCTCACACCACCGATTTGGCGGTGGATTTTGGCCGAAAAGTCCGAAATTTGGTGGACCAACAGACATATAAAGACATATTTCCGACTGTAACACTAGCAGCCGACTCAAAAAGTGCTGGACGTTGGAACACGAACGCGGGCGGAGAGTATTTCGCGTGCGGTGTGGGCTCCGCGCTGGCCGGTCGAGGCGCGGATTTGCTGTTGGTGGACGACCCGCACAACGAACAAGACATCTTGAACGGCAACTACGAGGCTTTCACCAAGGCTTACGAGTGGTTCACGTTCGGCGCGCGTACGCGTCTGATGCCCGGTGGTCGCGTGGCGATCGTTCACACCCGTTGGCACCCCAACGACTTGATTGGCAACATGGCCAAGGACATGGCCCGCAACGGCGAGGCCGATGCCTACGAATTCTTCGAGTTCCCAGCGATTTTCAACGAGGGCACCCCAGACGAGAAGGCCCTGTGGCCTGAGTTCTTCGACCTCAAAGCTCTGCATCGCACCAAAGCGTCCATGCCAGCGTTCCAGTGGAACGCCCAGTACCAGCAAAACCCCACGGCCGAAGAAGGTGCGCTCATCAAGCGCGAGTGGTGGAGGCTATGGGAGCGGGAAGACCCGCCGACGTGCGACTACATCATCATGACCCTTGACGCTGCGGCCGAATCCAACAACCGCGCCGACTTCTCCGCGCTCCTGACGTGGGGTGTGTTTGAGGACGAGAAGCTGACCGAAGGCGCAGCGCACCTCATACTGCTGAACGCGATCAACGTGCGCGTCGAGTTCCCTGAGTTGAAGGACCTGTGCATCCGTGAGTACAAGGATTGGCAGCCAGACGCGTTCATCGTGGAGAAGAAGTCCAACGGCACGCCGCTGTTCCAAGAATTCCGCCGAATGGGCATCCCCGTGTCAGAATTCACCCCTCACAGGGGCACCGGCGACAAAGTTGCTCGATTAAATGCTGTCTCAGATATTTTCAGAAGTGGCATGGTCTGGTATCCTGCGGGTAGGCGCTGGGCAGAAGCTGTGGTCGAACAGGTCGCTGCGTTCCCAGCCTCGGACAACGACGACATGGTGGACTGCACATCTATGGCGCTCGCACGCTTCCGCAATGGCGGATTCATTCGTTTAGACAGCGACTACGATGACGAACCCGTAGGCCGCCCACGCAAAGCTGCGTACTATTAAGGAACACACATGGCAATCGACAAATCACTTTACGGCGCACCGATGGGTGTAGAGGACTTGGCAGGACAGCCCGACCTCGAAATCGAAATCGTTGACCCAAAGATGGTCACATTGGATGACGGCAGTGTTGAGATCACACTCATCCCCGGTAAAGATGAAGATGACAACGGCGTACCGTTTGACGCCAACTTGGCAGAGCACGTTGACGAAGGCGTGTTGGCCGCATTGGGTTCCGACCTGATTGAAGACTATGACAATGACTTGGCCAGCCGCAAGGAGTGGGAGCGCACATACACCGAAGGCTTGAAGCTGTTGGGCCTCCAGTACGAAGAGCGCACTGAACCTTGGAACGGCGCGTGCGGCGTGTTCCACCCCATGCTGACAGAAGCCGTGGTGCGTTTCCAGAGCGAGACGATCATGGAGACGTTCCCAGCCATGGGCCCCGTCAAGACACAAATCATCGGCAAGCAGACCAAAGAGAAGGAAGCTGCGGCCACTCGCGTGCAAGACGACATGAACTATCAGCTCACAGAGGTGATGGTCGAGTACCGCCCCGAGCACGAGAAGATGTTGTGGAACTTGCCCATCGCGGGTTCTGCGTTCAAGAAGGTGTATTTCGACCCGGCCCTAGATCGCCAAGTGTCGATGTTCATCCCCGCGGAAGACGTGATCTTGCCTTACGGCACGTCAGAGATGAGCCTCGCTGCACGCATCACACACCGTATGCGCAAGAGCGAGAACGAGATCAAGCGCCTCATCAACGCCGAGTTCTACCGTGACGTGGAGTTGGGCGAGCCAAGCAAACAGCTCGATGACATCCAGAAGGCCAAGGACAAAGAGACCGGCTTCAGCGCCGATCACGATGACCGCTTCCAGTTGTTGGAGATTCAGGTCGAGTTGGACCTCGAAGGATTTGAGCACGAGGATGAGGACGGCGAGCCAACAGGTATCGCACTGCCTTACATCGTCACCGTGTTGAAAGACACCAAAGAAATTTTGGCCATCCGCCGCAACTGGAAAGAGGACGACGCGACTCACCAGAAGCGCCAGCACATGGTGCACTACCAATACATCCCCGGCTTCGGTGCCTACGGCTTCGGCTTGATTCACTTGATCGGTGGCGCAACGAAGAGCGCGACATCCATCACACGTCAGTTGGTGGACGCTGGTACGCTCTCGAACTTGCCCGGCGGCATGAAGACCCGCGGTCTGCGCATCAAAGGCGACGACACCCCAATCGCACCCGGTGAGTTCCGCGACGTGGACATCACATCGGGCAACTTGCGCGACAACATCGTGCCGCTGCCATACAAAGAGCCATCACAGACCCTGTTGCAGTTGATGAACCAGATCGTTGACGACGCGCGCCGCTTCGCCGCTGTGGCTGACATGAAGGTGTCGGACATGAGCGCCAACGCGCCCGTGGGTACAACACTGGCCATCCTCGAGCGCATGTTGAAGGTGATGTCTGCTGTGCAGGCCCGCTTGCACTACAGCTTGAAACAAGAATTGAAGTTGTTGGCTGGCATCATCCGCGACTACACAGACCCAGCGTACGACTACGAGACCGAAGGTCCACGTGGCGCACAGGCTAAAGAGTCCGACTACAACCAAGTTGAAGTCATCCCTGTCAGCGACCCCAACGCCGCAACCATGTCACAACGCGTGGTCCAGTATCAAGCCGTCATGCAGATGGCCGAGAAGGCACCACAGATTTACGACCAGCCCTACCTGCATCGCCAGATGTTGGAAGTGCTTGGTGTGAAGCACGCCGACAAGTTGGTACCAACCGAAGACGACATGAAGCCGGTGGACCCCGTGACCGAGAACATGAACGTGTTGAAGAACAAACCCGTCAAGGCGTTCCTCGAGCAAGACCACGACGCACACATCGCTGTGCACATGGCTGCTATGCAAGACCCCAAGCTCATGCAGATCATGGGGCAGAACCCACAGGCCCAACTCATCTTGGGTGCTATGCACGCTCACTTGGCCGAACACGCTGGCTTCGCATACCGCAAGAAGATCGAAGAGCAGTTGGGCGTCCCGTTGCCACAACCCGGCAAGGACCAAGACCCAGAGATCGAACGCGAGTTGGCACCATTGATCGCACAAGCTGCACAACAGTTGTTGAAGCAAAACCAGATCGACATGGCCCAACAGCAACAGGCACAAGCTGCGCAAGCTGCACAACAAGACCCACAGACTCAGATCGACATGCAGAAGCTGCAACTCGAAGGTCAGAAGGTTGCCATCCAGCAGAAGAAGCTGGAGATAGACGCAGCCGCCAAGGCAGACCAGATCGACGTGGAGCGCGAGCGCATCGCTGCTCAAGAGCGTATCGCCGGTATGCAGGTTGGCGCAAAAACAGCACACGACAGGGCATCCCTGTCGGCTAAACAACAAGCCGAAGGCTTGCGTATTGGTGTTGACATCGCACGTTCGAAAGAACAGATGGCTCGCCAATCACATCAATCCGCCCAACAGGCGCAACAAAAGAAGGAATCTAATTGATACCTGAACTAGAAATCTTGCGGAAGAAATTCCGCGAACGCATGAACGAGGTCGCCGACAAGGTGGCCACGGGCTCGTGCGCTGATTTTGGTGAATACCAAAAACTCTGCGGGGTGATCGAGGGCTTGGCCTACGCAGAACGTGATCTTTTCGACCTCGCAGAAACTATGGAGAAAGCACAAGATGAGTGAAATCATTTTGCCTAACGACGGCATCATCACACCCGGTATG